ATAAGGGTGTCAGCCGGGTAGAATAGTTCGAATTTACTCCAGAAACCGGGTTATTAATGTACGAACGCAAAATATTTGAGAACGATTTCGCACGCTATTTGAGAATAAAAAACGCTGAAATCGCAACATTTTAGGGGCAATAAAAAGGGGGATATAAGTATATGGCGCCTGCCAAATTAATCGTTTATAGCACATCTGTGAGCATGATTTTTAGCCAATAGACCTTATCAGCACTCCGACAGCTCCCCGATTCTCATTTATGGACGGGAAAAGGGCGGGCACAGAGGCTGAACCCCGCCTTTTAATATTGCTCCCGACGGTTGATTCAGTAATTCATGATAAGAAGCTCGGTCGCACGAGGCCGGGTTTTTGACGGTGCGCCGTGCCGAATTCCTCTAGCCAAAATTGGCCGCTCGTGCTCGATTATCCGGCATCCGGAGTATAGCTCCCTAATGTCCGGATGGTCGAAATAGCTGAGGCAGAATCTGCCTTTGATATTCAGCAGTAGGTCGGCCAAGTTCGCGTGATCGTCACGAGTGAAATTTACCTCGTGATTGTTATAGTATGATTCGGTATTATAATATGGAGGGTCTATGTAGAACAATGTTTCAGACCTGTCAAATTTTGGAATTATATCTGTATAGTTAAGGTGCTCAATCATGACGGTGGAGAGGCGGCAGTTAATTGCATCGAGGCGCCGCAGGAATGCCGTCCATGACGTGTTGGCGACACGCCTCGGCTTGATGTCATATGCCCAGCCTCCATAGCCGGCGAATGATTGCACCTGCTTGGTCGCGTACGCGATTGCTTTATCGATGTCCGGCGCGCTTTCATCTGATTGGAGAAAGTTGATAGCCTCATAATACTGTTCCCGGCTGTGGAGTGTCCACGTGGCCTTATGCCGGAATATGTTATAATTATCACGAACGATTTTGAAAAGGCGAACGAGATTTGAATTGAGGTCGTTATATATCTCGGTTGCAGATGGTTGTTTTTTGAAAAGCACCCAACCCGCACCGCCGAATACTTCGACGTATGCGAGTTCTTGATAATCTCGCGGGAAATTTTCAATTATCCAATTCGCGAGAGCGGATTTTCCGCCAACGTAACGAAACACGGCTCCTCCCATTTTAAATTATCTCTTCAATAAAATGATTGGCGTTGCAATAGCAGCAACAGCCGCCGCAACACCACACCAAAAATTATCATACCACGGTTTATCAATGCCCACTATTCGTGTTTCAATAAGCGTATCTGTTTGTTTAATTATTTTTTGGTTAACAGTGCCGGTATAATTAAGCAGTAGATTCCCACCAGTATCCGGTATAGCGGTAATCCGAATAGTCATATTAGAATCTACTATCGAACCGACATAGGCAGTTTTAGAGACTGCCGAGTCAATTGATTCTGCAGATGAATCCGGAGGTAAAATTATTTCGGCATTATCTTGAGTAATCGGATGGTGCTTCTTTTGCACCATAACGCTTTGTTTTGAAAGCACAGCGATGCCAGTCAGAGGTTTCGCAACTAATTCGACAGTAGGAGACCCTTTGTGCAAGACGATATCGGGAACATCGGCGCGCGGGGCTTCCTTTTTTGCGTGCATAAACAAACATGAGCCGAGGCCGGCAAGGAACAGAACCAATACAACTATTATTATTGTTGAACGATTCATTTTAACCTTTCTGATTTGATAAGAATTGTTGAAGTTTCTCGAGCGGAAAAGCCGGAGATACATCGGACTTGTCAGCCCTGAAATTGTGATGCGAACAGACACCACGAAACACCTTAAAATTTTGATTCACATTCCACGATTGGTCTACTATTGCAGGAATGTTCCATCGATGGCAGATGTCGGCGCAGAGTTGAGCGACTGCATCGAATTGCGCCCGCGTGTATGATGCATAGAATTTAGAGCCCCGCCATAACGGAACATTCACATAGGCATCTTTATATTCCGCATTGCCGTCGAGCCAAAACATTTTGACCTGGGTTCCGACAACTTTCTGCATGAGCTGACCCTCGTTTACAATTTCAATTGTGATGCCTGCCTTTTCAGCGGCTAACAATTCGGGTGCTTCACCTGGCTTGTGAATGAAGAGAGTGACCGCCCAGTATTGCTCTTCGACGCATTGATAGATTGTGCCGTCTTTATCTATAACATAATGAGCGGCGCATTTGTTGGTCCCGTGATCGGAGAGCCACCAATTGATGGGACTTGCCGCATTGGAGCTCACGGTGTGGTGCAGAACGATAAACCGCTTATCTGTTGCAACCGCATGGATTTCGTTATCCGGGAAAATTCTTTTGACTATATTCATCACGTGTGAAATGTTATTGAATTGAAAGCCTCGACGAGGTCGAGCGTGGTTTGATTTTTTGCAATTGAAAATTTTGCCGTGCGAATTCTAAAAATCTTCTGCAGGCGATTTGAATAGAAGAAGTATGGCTCGTTGGTGTCGAGGTAGAGCAGACCTCGTACACGTGCAGTGACCACGAGGCGCTTCCTGACCACGCAATCATATATAATGCCCGATTGATGATAGGCGGTTGGAATGAACAGGTGATTAATCAGGGAGTTCTTGTCGCTCCATTGCGAAGCATCGTAATTGAGAATGCGGCAGGAATTTTGTGCAATTCTTACAGTGGTGAAGTTGCCGAGAGTTGAGACGTAACCATTATGCTGCCCATCATAGAGCATCTGATCGGAAACAGACACGATTGTTTTTAATCGTGTTCCGGTTGTGCCGATATTGGTGAATTCATAAGGCGGGAACATTATTTCTCCTGCATCATCGGTCGTGTTGTTTGGCTTCAACACCGAGATTGTGAATGCACCGGAATCGTTAGCGAACCTTATATTGGTTATTACAAAATCACGTTTCGAGGAATAATTGTTTTTTGAGAGGTCGATATCGTCAAGTGCATACATTGGACTGCCGTCATAGTACACAGGAGCAATAAGAAACTTATTAAAAGGAATTGAAATGAGAGAAGCGCCGATGTTCAGAACCATAGACTGGATAGCATCGCCGATGGTGGTGTATATTGAATCGAGACCGAACAGCGGCCGAACCTGCATTTTAATTTGATAATCACCGGTGAGGTCATAGCGATATGGGAAATTCGACAAATCATAGACCAAGAATTTTACTTTGTTAACAACATCCGGCTTCATTGTTACATCATCGAAGCTGTATTGCAAGAGCACAGTGAGTGCATTCATCATTGGATATGGGTTCTCGGTGCCATATATGCCGACTGGAGACTTAGCGAATATTCCTGCAGCAACGCCGAGGACATCGACCGTTAATGTGCGCTGTTGCGGGTCACCGGATGGATTCTGATTTGAATCAATGACCCCGCAGAAAAAGTTGGCCCAGGTGCCGGAGCGCAGCACCTGAATCTCAACATAGATCGAGTACGACTGTACACGATTCCAAAAAAGTATATAGTCCGAGTTTGAATTGAAATAAAGCGTGATGGTTTGCTTCGGGGCTGTCATTTTATAATCAAAGTCGAACAGTGCCCCCGTTTGTAAATCATCTATGCTCACGAGCTTGGTTGAATCCGGGAACATATATGTGAGCGTGTCAAAGTTGGTGAACCGGACACGCACTTTTCCGACTGGATAAATGACAGAATTTGTTACGAGCTGCGGATAAGCGCTTTCCTCTTCGGCCATGCTCATTGCTATAAACTCCTGCGATTGAGTTCATCGGAGTAAGCCTTATTTGCTCCATATATCTTATCGTGACCAATTTCAAACTGAATGGTCTTAGCCCAATTGGTAACGGCTTCTGTATGTTCGCGTGCGGCATTAATAAAGTCGGCGGTGCTTGCGCTGACCGATGGTGTTGTGCGGCCACCCGGACGAGTTTGTCCGGATGATGATAAACCGAAAAGCGAAAATACATCTGAGATGATTGAACCGCCCCCGGAGACGACATCGCCGGCGAGTGACTTGAGTGTGTTTTTAATCATGAGGTCGGACTGCGCCTGCAACCACTGATTAATTATATTACGGATTGAGTTGATGGCGGATTGTTCGATACTCAACCACACACCGTCCCAGAAATCTTTTGCCTGCCTGGTGACGTTAAACAACTGATTGAACATTCCCTCGAAACCCGCCTCGATGGCCGTGATTCCGACCATCGTGGCTTCGTGATTTTGTTTCCAGAGTTCGACCTGCTGCGTGAGCACGGCATCGTCGTGAATTTGATTGATTCTATCTATGTCTTTGAAATATTGCTCGCGAGTAATGACGTCATCATTAAGAAGTTTTTGCAATTGCGCGCGGCGGTCTGCCCACTCGTTATCGAGCTGATTGACGCGGCGCTCTGATTCATTTTGCAATTGTGCTTCCGTGAGCTGCCTATCGAGTTGATTATAGTTTTCACGGCCACGCTCGGCGGTTTGCGAAAGTTCATCCCAATATTTTTTTTCTGCCTCGAGTGATGCAGCGTGTTCAGCTTCCTCGATGGCGAGTTCTTTTTTCGCATAGAGCTCGGCAAGCATTTCTTTATACTGACGACGTTTTTCATCGTCTTTTATGTTCTGGTCTGCCCACTCTTCTTGCTGAATTATTTCATTTTGCAGTTTTGAAATTTCTTTATCAGGACCATCGGGCATGAGCTCGGTTTGCAGTTGACGAAGTTCCTGCGCAAATTTTTGAATCTCTGTTTTTATTTTTTCACGCTGTTCGGAAATGAACAACAGTATCTTGCTTTTGCCATCTGCTGTTTTTGCACTATTGCTGTTTGTTTCGCCGTTAATGATGTTGGTCGCGGTCTTATCGAGTTCATCAAGTTCCTTTGTCCAATTATCGTGACTGGCTTTGAGCGCCCGCTCAATAGATGCAATGCTATCGCCTCCCTGGGCCTCAACCTTTTCAGATAAATTCAACTCATTTATTTTAGCAAGATTGGCGGTGAGCTTTTTTTGCAATGCCGATTTTTTTGAGCTATAATTTTTTGCACTCACATCAAGCATATCGTTCTGAGCCTTAAGGCGTTCGTTCTCGGCTTCGAGCTGTTCACGGGTTTCGCCTGCAGTGCCCTTTGGCGATTTTTTATCAAGCGCGTTGAGCCGATTTTGCGCATAGCTGAGTGCATCGGTCAGATACGCAATTTGATTTGTGAGGTTTTGAACCTCAAGTTTCCGCTTTTCGTTTTGTTCTTGAGTGAGGAAAACACGAGCGCCGCTCTTGCTCGTATTATAATAATATCCATTATCATTCTGTGAAATGCCTTGCAGTTGAGATTGCAGGGCTGAGAGCTGAGTGCGACTATAGTTGATTGTCCAGTTCAACTGCTCGCGACTCTGTGCATCAATCTCCTGATGGTTGGAATTGATGGTCCCCTGACGTGTCGATTCAAAACGTTCCTTAACTTCTTTCGCGTGATTATATGCCTTTGCCAATTCACCGAGCCCATAGGTGAGGGCAGCGACGGCGGCTGTTACGCCAGTGAATGCCACAATGCCCGTTGCAGACGCGAGGGAAAGACCAAACAACTTCATAGATGACATCGCGGGTATGATGCCCGTCGTTCGCAATATTCCGTATGCTGCAGTCAATTGACCAATTGTGATCACGACACCGCCGAGAGTTGGACTGAGATTTTTCGCGGCAACGGCCGCCTCGCTGATTGCATCGATGAACGGACTGACAAGACCTGCCTGCATGGTGGCCGCAGATTTTTGCAAAGCGCCGACACTCTTTTCCATTTGATTGAGCTTGAATGCATCGGTCTTTTGAATTGCATCGTTGACGGCGCCATATTTTTGCGCCAACAAATCGAGCACGAACGCACGACCTTGCTCGGCTGTGCCTGTCGCAATGATTGTTTTCATCTGCTCTTTTTGTTCGGCACTAAGCACGACGCCCATCTGCCTCAGCTTGCGCATTCCCTGCAGTGGGTCTTCGAGAATGATGCCGAGGTTACGGGCTCCCTCAGCGACGTCTGATTTCATAACCTGTGCCAACGCGAGAGACGCCCGCGTGGCTTTTGGTATTTCATCATGCCCGATATTTTTGAACGTGAGCAGCATCTGCTCCGCTTCAATGATTTGCGTTTTAGTGGCGAGAGTCAACTTAGAATACGTCACGGCAAGCTTTTCAATTTCCGACACCGTATATCCTGCAGCAGCGCCGTTGGATGTTATGACTCCGGACACCGTTGCAAGCGTGAGCTCGTATGAATGGATTTTCTCGATGCCGGAAGCGAACATAGATTCAACCGCCTGGAATGACTGCTTTATGCCACCGATTGCAAGGCCGGCATTGGTGAATGATGCAGACATTTGTTTGCTGAATTCACCAACGAGAGTTTGACCGAATCGGAATGAATTGAAGAACTCGTTGGCAACCTTTTGCACACCAGAGAGAGAAACGTTCGCTTCTTTCCCATCGATGTTGACTTTAAGGTTTATATCTTGCGGGTTATTCATTTAATTCGCTTCCATTCAAACAGGGATTGTTGTTTGCTGTTGACTCGATGAATCAGTTTGATTATGTAAAATCTAAAAAATTGTTCCGGGGTTAGCTTTCTCAAATAATGTGCATCCACAGGGTTGTTATCGGATGCATCGATGAGCAGGGTCTCATATAGATCAAACTTGATTGTCGTGGACTCCGGATCGACGTTGTATTTAGCGAGATCGTTTATTTCTCTAACGATTTTTTGATAAGCTCCGGTAAGTCGTTCGATTTCCGCGCGGTAGACTTCATAGACTCGACTCGCATTAAAAAAAAAGATTGTATGACATCCATGATTTGCTCTTCAGTAAAATCTCCAGAGGCCACCGGATCGACAGTATCTTGTGCCGGGATGAGGACGGCTTCGATAATTTTTTTCGCGGCTTCTGGATTGAACGAGAGGATGAATGAACCCTCTGGCGAGATTTGGCGAAGAAGATTTTCAATTTCGATGAGTTCATCGATGGTATTTTTTTTGAATTTATAATCACGGTTTTTTACCGTGAAAATTTTTTCGTGTTTCATTTTTTTTTGCTCCTTTACTTTTTTTATAAACTGTATTTTTTCTTAAGGTAAAGTTCAACCTTTTGGCGCTCTGCAGTTGATAACTCCCGGTTATATAGAATTATTTCGCTTATATATCCATTGAACGGGAAAGAAGAATCGCTGTTGCCCATTGTTAATTTATCAGCGGTAACTGTCGCGACTTTTGTGCCTGTTCCTTTCAGTATACCATTAACCCAAAGGCTGATGAGCGAGCTCGAACTTTTAGTAGCTGACGTGTAATAAACTGAATTGGTAACCAAGCTGTTATTGCCTGCACCGACAAAACCAACAGCAAAATTTCCGAAACGTATATTTTGTGTTACCGCGATATCGAGTGCCGTATATTGATTGCCTCCCCAAGAAACAATTATTTGCTCGGCTGTTCCGGATGTTGCCGGAGAGAATACGACGAACAAACTGTAAGGCGGCGTTGTGATGGTTGAGTTTGAAATGCTCTTGAGAATGTCATCCACGCCATCGAATTTGATTGAGGGCTTATTATTGAGACCAGTTGCACTATACAATGGTCTTAGACCGGTATAACTCTGCGCCAAGTGATTGCCGTTCCCGGATAAATCTGAGAACTGAGAAACAAAATTACTTCCATCTTTCGTGATAGAGCTCAAACGAGTTGCATCATACCATGCATTCAACCCGGAGAGTTTTGCCGGGTTGAATGCACGACGTGCCGACTGAGTGAGTGAGACAGAAAGGCTTATCACTGAGCTATTCCCCAGTTGACTTTTTTGGAATTTACAACAAGGCCGATTTGCGCTGATGCATCCTCGATGGTTACGAAGTGACCGTTTGCAATTGCTTCCGTGTTTCCTGCATCCCAAAGTGTTTTGCGAACAAAACTGTTTGCAGGAATGCTTACAGAAATGTTGGTTGCATTCCCGAGATAGAGAGAGCACGTTACGGTGCTCACCGAGCTGTTAACAAGAAATACTTCATCGATGACATAACCTGAATCAAGGTTATACGTGAATTCCTCATCGAGAGGGACAGTCGCATGGAATGAAAGTAGGTTGGGGTTGGTTACATCCGGAGCAGGCGCAACAGTTGAGCCTGAAACGGTAATCGTTCCAGAGAAGAGCACTGCAGGCGGTGTCGCGCCGGCATCGATGAACAGATACGTTACGTTTGCACCTGGCAGAATTGACATTTCAGCGGCATCGAGATGAATGGTATATCCCACGCCCACGTTGATGGTGATCTCTCCCGGTTGACCACCAAGAGCAACGGAGCGCTTTTGCATGACCGCAATAGAATTAATTAAGACAAGAAGAATAACCTTATCGCCCGCGGCTGCAGCGGGGCGTGCAAAACTTTCGTCATGCTGAACGCCGAGACTGCCAACGAAATTATGTGAAGTCATTTTACCACCTATGCATTAAAAGTGAGTGTTGACGAAGCAAGGCTGGCAGCGGCGGGGATGACTTTGCCTTTGAAGAGCATGTCCATTGATGAAGAGGATTTGCCCCTGTTCATCTGTACGTCGAGGCTGAGCGCGTTGGGCCTGAAGTCGAACGTCTCAAATGCAGAAGTGCTGATGCCAACTTTTTCAATAAAATTCAAGCCGATGCCGAACGGCATTTGTTTGAGGTTGTTATAAAGAGAAATGGAAGCATCATTCAACGTGAAACGTGCTTCTATGTCGAGATAATTAACCGGAGCCTGCCCATAAAGGTTTGCATCACCGGATTCGGTTTTAATGGTGATGCTTCTTTTCGTAATGTTTGAGAAGTCGCTTGAGAACAACTGCGAGTACGCATTTGTCGTCGGGTCAATGTAGGAGAGCGCAATCATGTTAGGCATAGACACGAGGTCTTTGTTGAAATATTGCCCACTGGTCGCCCAAGGCGCTGTTGACGCATTGTACAGCGCATCGTTTATAATCAAGCTGTGGTCGGCCTCAGGAATTGAGTTCTCGAGAGTTAGTTTGAGCAAGCGTGTGCTCTCGGTGATGCTGAGCTCGAAGCCCAAACCGAAACCGTTTTTGTTCGAGAAATTCATAATCTTTCCATCGGGAAGCAAAATTTGCGCATCCACCGCACCGTCGGGAATCATGTATAAAATCATGTTCGCGAGCTGAGCCAGGCGAGCCTGATAGGTTGACGGAGTGAGCGACGTCTTGATTTTGTTTGGAATTTCAATGTTGTGGTCTGTGGCCGGACGTTGGTCACCCAACCATTTGAGGTCTGCCTCGGATGTGAACCCAAGTGGGAACGCATATTGCTGAGTTGTGCCGAGCGTGTTCTTTTTGCAGATTAAAATTTTACCTGCACCTGCCGGTGTAAATGACATATATTTAATTCTCCGTGTTCGTGTTCGTGTTAGAATCTTCAGCGGCCTTAGCCGTTTCAATTTGTTTTTGCACCGTTGTGGCGCCGAATGCTAATCCACCAAGCGCAATGCAAGCGGTGGAGGTATCAATCTTGTTAATCACTGTCATATAGATTAAACAGAAACAAACGCACAGCGTTATTAGAATTGCATTGAACCGGATGTTATTATATGGCCCGGTGTGCGAAATGAGGCTTAATAAGCTGTTCATCGCATGGTCTCATATTGTTGGTTTTTTTCACGGCACAACATCCGGACGTTGTGTTCAATGGTCATCAATAACTTTGTTTGTTCAATCATTTCCTCATATTGAGCACGTTTAATATTGGTTATCAACGAGTCGTGCGAAATGAGTTTTTCTTCAGCACGGCTCACGCGATATTCATTAACGAACCATGTGCCAGAAACCCCCACAATGACCGTGAGTGCGGCAATGGCAAGATGACTCCACTTAACTATTGCAACGATGGCGCCATCTGATTCAAGATTTTGTTTCTGCTCTTCGCTCATACGAATAAAATTAAAAGTGAAATAATAGCGAGAATAATTTTAATGACAGGGTTTGCAAATTTCTCCAACGGATCGGACGTGAGCGCACCGCGGGCGAAAAATGATTTTCCACGCAACACGTTCAGCAGACCATCGAACAGCAGCCACCACATTGCTGAAATGAAAATCAACAGCTTGATGGCAAGGACACTGATGCCAATTGTGGACACGAGCGCAAAGGCAATGACCAAGAACCATCCGGAGAATTGCACTATGTGCCAATTACGTGATGCGTTCTGGGCTTCATCCGCGTTTTGAGAATATCGCGCAACTTCACGCAGCCAATTCTCAAACACCGCAATTGCCATGAATGGTATCAAAAATGAAAAAAGATAAAATAATTTCATGCTACCCTTTATAAAATGTGCCCCGCGCATGGCAGCGAAACAGGGCACACCAGTATGGATTGATGATGATAAAATTCGGCTGGGTCGGCCCGCACTCGCTGGAGGCGTGGGGGTTTGGGTTGACCCAAGCACCGATTATTAATATTGCGCTACTATTCCGCTCGCTGTTGTTCCAGTTACATTGACTTTTCTGATTCGGCCAACGAGCGTGAAATTATCAGGGACTGTTAGCGTGACAGCGTCCGTATCATCAACTGCCACGCATGAGATTGTTCCACCAACGGCGATATACAACTGACGAGAGACAACCGGGAGTTCATCGGTGTCGCTTGGCGTTACCGCATATTGCTTGCGGAAAGGGGCAATGCTATCAGCGGGACGAGTGTCTGTTGCTATGACCGGCATTATTTTGGTTCCTCGATTTCAGTGATTGAGAAACGCTGCGAATAGATTAAAGTCTGTGAGGCAAGGGCTTCATCACTTTGGACTTTCACAGCATAAGCATCCCAGGCATCTGATTCTGACGCGGCCTGCACGGTTACGGTGATGTCATCCTCCAGCCTGTTGTTGGCCAGAGGATTCACCACGAAATTATAGTTTTGCTTTTTTTGTTTCGCCATGTTGCACCTGATTAGAATCTGACACGGGTGATTCTGCGATATGCATCGTTACGCTCGACCACGAGGTTGGCGTGCAATGACAGGCGAGCAACGCCCTCCGGCTGAACCTCCGCGTTCTCGAAATCCTGCAGATAGAAGCCTGAGTTGCTTGAGTAGCATACGCCTTGTTCCTCGGCGAATCGAACAACGTGGATTGATGTGCAGTCCGAGTTTGTTCCGTCGGTTTCGGTGCTTGGCTGCGTTGATGCCTGCACGGGCACGAGCGGGACGTTGTTGAAAGTGTTGACCAGTGTCCCGAATTCGGTTACGGTCTGGCCGAGAGCGCCTATGCGTTTCGCGATTGAAGTCAGGCGAGCAATTGCCTTTTGGTTGAGGATAATGGCATTTGCACCCGGCACCTGGAAGAGCGTTGACTGAAGGAGTTCAACGAGTGCGTTCTCGTTTGCCGTTGTGTTAACTTGCAACGAGCCAGACGAAACGACCATCGCGGCCTGTTCCGCAGTTGTGAATCCGAGGGCGGCAGTCTGTCCAGCAGCAGCTGCATCTTTGACAAACTGCGCGAGCCCGAGCATTTGGTTGTTGGAACCGGTTCCTTGGAGCATGTGATCCTGAACCTCCTGACCGATTTTGAGGGCCAGGTTTGAGAGCTGTCGCATGGCAAAATTAACAAGGCCAGGGGCACCGGCAATTTTAGCATCGAGCTGTCGAAGTAAATCGACCGTGAGCTCCCTTGTATAGAGAGCCTGCGTGATGCCCGTTGCAACCGGAGAATTAGCGTCACGCTGCGCGGTCGCATTTTCAGCACGAGCTGCTGAGTTGTTGAAAACACTTTTATCAGGCACATGCGGGAAGAAGCTTGTGTCGGTTCTGAACTCAGCAAATTCAAAGAGCGGATAGAGCTCCATGATTTTGGCGAGCAGTCCGGCACCCCTGCCTGACAATGTTGAAATCTGTTGAATCTTGGCCATTAGAATCCTCGACTGTGATTATTTAGTTAGTAAGATTGGTCGTCTGGAGAATGTACTCGAGACGTTTGTTTCCGGTCTTTTGCGAACCACCGGCTGTTTGTGGTTTCTGAGAGTCTTTCGCATCGCCCACGATTGGGTTAACGGCTGCAATGATCGCGGCAGTACCGTCGAAATCTTTCGCGGCCATTGCCTTATACGTCTTGATGATCTCGTCGTTCTGCGCTGGAATTTTTTTATCAGCAATTGCCTTGGTGATGAGCTCATCAATTTTCTTTTGCTGTTCGGCCTGTGCCGATGCCTGAAATGTCGCTTCGAGAGCGTTATTTTTTTCCGTGAGCTTTGTGACAGCATGTATGAGCGATTGTATCTGTACTGCTAAGTCATTGGTCTGCTGTTGTGTCTCCTCTTTTTTTTCTGCATCCGGTGCTGGTGCAGGAGCGGCGGCAGGCACCTCAGGCTCAGGGAGCAAATCAATGTCCGCCTTTTTATCAGGGAAAAGCTTTGATAAAATTTCTTTAATTGTTGCAGGCATTTTGTCCTCGATTAAATTAATTCACGTTGACGATGCGTAAAATTACTAAGGGGCAAAAATCATTAGCAGACGGATGCGGATATGGAAGACAATATTTTATAGAATAGCATAAATTTTGCGAAACGTTTGGAGACAATATGCTTTACGATTTTGGTGACATTTCAGACCTGCTGAACCCGGTGACAAAGGAAATTTTATCCGATGAGGATTTGTATTCAAAGTTCGCATGGAGAGCACGCAGCCTGATGCGTGATGAATATGGCGCACGGGTTGAGGTGATTAAAAGTTACCCGTGGGTGCAGACGGTTTTTGCAAGTATACTTGAGAAATTGTGCCTCGTGCGGCGTGACGGTGTGAGTGATGAATTCGTGAAGCGGGTGAATGATGAATATGATCGTGCGCTTGAGTTACTCCGGAGACGAAAGGTGACCAACCCAGGACAGCGCTCTCATACAGGTATTATTCTCGACGATTATAACACGGATTTATGATTTTGAAAAAAGAGTGCTTTTTTAAAAACATGCTGAAAGGCTATGAATTGTTTGTTTTCAAGTCCGAAACAAACAAAATAATTTTATCCTTTTTGGACAGAATTAACACAGAATTAACCTTTTGTTTTCCTTTTATTTTCAAAACGTGGACTAATGTTTCCTTTTTGTGGACAAACATGGCTTTTTTTTGGACAGAATTAACCTTTTGTTTTCCAAGTGTGGACAAAAAACGAGGCAATATATTTGTTCAAACAACTATTAGATAGGCTTTTACTGGGCTTTCCGGGCATTTGGAGGCAGACAGACAGCGGCACAGTGATTTTGAGGCGATTTTTCACAAGCCATTAATCGAGAATTAATAAAAAAAGAAAGTTTAAAAATGTTGACCATGAATTTATTGCAACAAGCAATTTTAGATTTCCTTAATCAGTTTGTCGCAGACGGAAAAGCACTTGCCGGCGTCAAGGTTAAACTGGCGCCAACGAGGCCGCAACGACCGGAGGAGATTGGCATTGTCAACGACACTCTGTTAATATGGGTTGAACCGAGCGATCAACCATTCAGCGACCAGAGCGGATATAGCCCGGTGCGCAATGTTAATGTTACCTTGTTTGCCTGTTCTAAGGCACCCCGAGGTGATTGGGCAAGGACGAGGTGTCTGCAGGTTGGCGACCTGGCTGAGCGTGTTATTTGGATTGGCGATGAGAGTTTGCAAAATCTACAAAACTATCTCGACAGCCTTGCTGTGAATGTTGATGAGTCACCTTCGCTTGTGAAATATAAATCGCAAGTTGAGTACGACGGTTGGTATGCAGATTTTGCGGCCGCTGCATTTGAATTTACTATCACAGTTTTGAAAGGCTAATTATGGGAAAACGAAGAGCCCTCAGTGAAATGCAGATGAAACAAATTGCGACGTGGGCGGTGATGAATCCTGAGATGACTCAAAGGGAACTTGCTCTCAAATTCAATTGCAGTGAAGCTCAAGTACGTTATTCATTTGAGAAATTTGGCGATGTGGCTGTATTTTCACAGAACACACGCAGCGGCCGAAAGGCTCTCACGCAGATTCTCGCGGACACGATTGATAACGACGAGAACATCATGCGTGAGGAACTTAAAAACATTATTGCCAAGCTGATGGTTGACAGCGAAATGGAAAGCACGTCGAAGCTCCAACTGCTGAACATGGCCTCAACGATTAAAGTTAAACTTCAGAAAGTTTCTATGCAAAACCACATGCGGGATTTGGATGCACGCACCGTGGCCGCCATCATACGGCGCTATGAGCCGAACGCAAGCGACGAGGACATAATTAAAATTTACAAAGAGGAGCGGAAAAAACTTGGATGAGTTTTCATTTCTCGAATCTGATTTTCTCAAATACCGCGAGAAAATTACCGGAGGTGTTTTCCCCGAAGGCTCGGAATTCAAGGAATCGGAAAAAACTCCGGAGGCACGCAGGCGCAGGATGCTCAAGGCGCAAAATGATTATTGGTATTTTGATAAGACCTATTTCCCACCGACCTATTATCACGATGGTTATGCTGAGCCAAACGCAATGTTGAGATATATTGTCTATGCAGCTCAGTCACCGGGTATACACATTATACTGGGGCCCCGTGGACACGGTAAGTCGCCAACGGGAAAAAAGGTTTTGCTTTGGCTCTACCTCACCGGCCGCCTGTCGCTGGCAGCCGTGTTCTCCGCAAACCTACGGGTAAGCGGAAACATGATGTCGGACATTTATATGTTGGCACATTTCAACCCACGCATTAAGTCGGACTATGCAATTGATTTTACGAAAGCGAACGCAGACCAGTTGCAGTTTTTCTATAAAAATTCCGAGGACAGAAAAACGTTTTGCTTTTGCACTCCATTTTCGGAAGAGCGTTCATCGAGAGGTACGAACAAATTGTTTGACCGATTGCGGTTCACATTGGGTGATGACATTGAATCGAACACATCGAGTCTTTCAACCAACGCAGTCAAAGACAGGATTCAATTGCTATCAGAGACATTTCTTTCGATGGCGATGAACAGCACGTTTTTGATTTTCGGAAATGATTTTTCCGAGCACTCTGCGCTTCACAGGTTGAAGCTGATGGAGGCCGATGGCATTGGAGCGGCACATGTTCACGTTCAATCGTTCGCCGCCTGGTATGACAGACCTGTTGACATTCAACTTCCATCGATAAAAGCAATGCGTGCGCTAGACTCAAACCGGCTGAGCAGACGTGCACGACTGCGGGCCGATTTGGTGAATCCAGGTGTGCTGCATATTAAAGCTGGCCCGCTGTGGCCCGAGCGATACCCCGCAACAAGCGAGGCTGAACTGAGAGAAATGCTGCAGCCAATTGATTCAAGTGATTGGCAGGGAAACTTTATGGCTGACCCCACGCCACCGGAAGGAGATTTTTTCAAGCGAGAAAATTACAAGGAATGGAGCTCACTACCGACGGACATAGTGAGCGTGATTTATTGCGACCCTAATCTTTCAAAAAAAGGCAAGGGTGACACAACGGCTATTGTGGCGCTTGGCTACAGCCCATCGACTGATTTGTTTTACATCAATGATGCCGCATGCAAAAGCTTCAGCAACACGACTGATTTGCTTGACACATTACTCAGGGTGCGAGCCCGATGCATCCGGGTGGCCGGTGTTGGGTTTGACGGTAACGTTAACCAAGAGAGCCATTGGAGCGAGCACGTGAAAAACTATTCACGCATCACCCGGTTGGCATTGCCGCCGATACAGTACATGCATTATCACGTGAACATGATCGCAAAGAATTTGCAGATACGATATGACGAAGGGAAGCTGCTCTTTCCGCCGGAGTTCGCGAAATCAAAAGATGGACGTGAATTCCTGAAACAGTTTTTTTCTTTCACTGGCATTAAAAAAGGCGGCCTTGACGATGCTCCGGATGCGTTGATATGCGCACACGAGTTGCTCTACGACCGGAACATCATTCGCAAACAAAGGCAAGTAACTAAATCAATTCCAGATTTTTATTGAGGCAAAAAATGGCATTTAATCCATACAGCTACCGCACCCGTGTCTATCCCACGTTGCGTGATTTTTATAATTTGTGCGACAAGGCCGACAGCCCTAATATTAAGAATCGCGATATCGTCAGCTTTTTCCGGACGATTCGGAGGCCGTTGGTAATCAACACCAAACTAAAGGGCGTTGTTGGGACACGCAAGGCGGCGCTCGAGTGTTTTGATTGGGAGATAGTGGTTGAGGATGCGAACAAATTTGATGCATGCACGATAACCACTCGCACCAAGCGTGAAATTAATAAACTGATTGCCCGGCAACTTGACCACGTGCTCTATGGTAAGTTCCTCGCAGAACTTTTGGTTGTCACTGATATGAGCGGCGGAAAGACACAGCAGCTTGTTAAGGTCAACAGAATTTTGCAGCCGTGGAAGTTTGACGTGCTTGATGACAAGCTCTATCTCATTGAGCAGAATATATTAACGCCTACATCGCTCGGTTATAAAGTTACCGAAGTAACAGACCAGACTAATTATCTATTAACCTATGAGGATGAGGAGGAGCCCGGAGGCCTGTTGCGAGGTATAATCATAGACGAGATAATGCGCTATGACATGCTACTGGAAAATGCAAATTATTTGAGAAAGCTCAAGGGCATTCTCCAGATTGTGAACAAGGGAGGCTCAGACGAGGATCAGGCAGCAGCGGAAAGTGCCGCGCAAACAGTCATTCGTGACAACTATGTTGTTACGAGCGATTCAATAGAGTTTAAGTTGAATGAAATTGCAAAGGCCGGCTCTGCGGGCTTTGAAACATTTTCAAAATCGATTCAGGATGAAATCACTATCGCAGTGCTTGGCCAGGCCAATACAACACAGCTGCCACACTCCGGTGGAAGCCGTGCAGCCCTGCAGGTTCAGAAAATGATTTCAGCGGATTTATTTTACAGCGATATGAACCGGGTTGAGACGTTAATCAACCGTTATCTGTTGCTCGACTATCGGTTGAACTATGATTCAAACGCTGATGAATCGCCGTATCGCTTTCGATTCAATCTTGAGCAGGAGGAGGATGTCGAGAAAAATGCGATTGCAATTCGCGAGATTCTAAACTCAGGCATTCCGCTTATAATTGAGGAGATTTATAAGAAGCTTGGCTTCAGTGTTCCATCTAAAGGAGATAGAACTCTTGGCGGGTCATTCGTTGCGACGAGTAGTGTCTGATGGATTTTACAAGTCTCCTGAATATAGCCGGTCAGGAAGTCCTTTCCGATATCATAGAGAACATTCAGGCCGGGCACGATTATAACGGGAAGAGTTACCAATATTCAACCAAAGCATTTTGGATGCCATATAATCCACGGCTGTATAAATTATTAGGCGGCAAAGAGGAAGCTGAGGCGGGTAAGCTTTTCAGAATAACCGCAAACCCGTGGACTGGCAGATTGGGTATATTGATGCTCGAGGGCGAGGGTTACAACGCATTCAAGAAGAAAGTATATCCGGGCGCTTACAATCACTTTCTTACAATCACCGGCAGCATGTTGCGTGGTATGCGGGTTATTCGCAAACAACAGGAGTCGCTCACCATCGGGTGGACTGATGCAAGGAACATTGCCAAAGCATTCTACCTCAACGTCGCTGGTGCAGGAAAGGGCAAAATGCTTTGGAAATTTTTGGGCATTACCGAAAAGCAGAAACAAGAACTATGCAAGCATCTTCAGGTTGAGGCGAGCAAAATTGTTTCTTCCGCCATAGATGATGCGTTTAAAAATAAATGAGCTAATCCTTTTTAATGGCTCCCCGCAAATGTTTTTCAATTGCTACTAACAGATATACAGCAGCTCCCAGGCCGAGCGACAGCAATGCCGGGGTGACGGTCATTGAGACCGCAATAAAATCAACCTTGAACGCATAGTATATTGAAACGAAAATGCCGACGAAGCCCAGAACGATGAGGAGCTGAGCAATTGCGAGCATTCCATAATTAGGCGCTATCTCCTTAACCATATAACCTCCTTTTATCTTACCCGCGACCGGGCTATGTCTTATGCCGAGATTTAAGTTTTAGATTCTCGGCTACTTTAGTAACTCCATTAACCTGACGAGTGAGTTCAGATATACCATTACGAAGCGCCTGATTCTCTGCCTCCAATTCCTGCATTCTAGCGTTTTGTGCTTTTGCCATATTTTTACTCGCATCATTCCCAGTTAATAGCCAATCAATACTGCAACCTAATTCCGATAGCCTAATTAATATTTCAGCACCCGGGGCCCGACCGTCGTATATATACTTCTGGATATTTTGAGGCCTCATACCGAGTGCGATCGCAAACTCCTTCAATGATTTGAAGTTTGCTAGTCCAAAATCACGCATCCTGCTGCCGATTGTATCGGGGCCTGAATGCTCTTTCGCAACTCTCATAATAATCTTATTGTATTGTAAATAATGCTTGACTTTAATAATACGATTGTATTATTTTAGAGTCATAAAATTATGACAACAATCTATGCAAATAATGAGCTGCCACAAAAGAAAAAAAACATTGAAAGAAATTATCCAGTCTAAAAAGGCCAAGGTGACACAGGAACGCCTTGCAGAGTTGACTGGATATTCCCAAAGCCAAATCTCCAGAGTCATCAACGGGCAACGCAATAGCCCGGAATTAGAGAGGTTAATTAGAAATGCTATCGCTTGACGAATATATTCAACAAACCGGATTAACTAAGCGGTCGGTCTACCGCAAGTTAGCACAGCGGAACATACTCCGCATGCGAATTGATGGAGAGGTCGTAATTCTTGATGAGAAAGACCTTATGCAAATGAGCCTGTCGCACGTGACGAGGGCTCAGATTCTGCAGAACATAAAGACCGACCTCGATTCCATGATTGTGCAGGCCTCTCGATTGATTGAGACGAATCAGGCGCAAGAGCGCATTGATTTGATACAGCAGATTTCAGACCAGGCGGATGCATGGGAGGCGAAAGGATTTCCGCTAAAGGGCTACTCTGTAAAATCAATCTACAGAAAACTTTTGATTTTGAAAAAGTCGGAGCGACCCACTCCGGAAGCGCTCGCCCGCAGACAACGGTCTGACCGCATGCAGATACGCAACAAAGTTCTCTCCCGGAATTTTGAGCGACTGCTGCCGCTCGCGAGCGCACTCTATTTTGAGAATGCCAAACCAAACATCCGGCTGTTGGTTGACCTTATTCGTGAGTATGCGATGCTGAACGAAGATTTTTACGAGTTCGCATCTATACATAGAGATGTACTCGCGAGGAATTTAAAAAATGCCTTTGAGCAATCCGGATTCAAGAGCCTGCACCAATTCTTGAACCATCATAACGCATGGCGCGAGAAACTGCCGACAGTTATTGGCGCGTTCACCGATGATATGAATTTCATGGATTGGATTGGAGGGGATGACCACAAATCTGACGTCTCGGGTGTTTGGGTTTATGACCCAGTTGCCGGAAAGAACGTGATGAAGCAGGTGCAGACCTGGGCGTGGATTGAAATGAAAACACAACGTGTGCTTGCCCGTGTGACCAAAGCCGGGCCGATCACCTCCGAGGACGTGATTAAATCGGTTATAGAGGTCGTACTAAAATACGGCCTGCCTAATTGCGGGTTCATAGTTGACAATGGTGTGGGCTATTCCGAAGAGGTAAAGCGTTTTTTTCTTCGCCTCGAATCACACAAGGCAATTTTGAAACCGTCGAAAGGTTACACCCCGACAAACAAAGCAAACCTTGAGCGGATATTCAGGTACTGGAAAGAGGAGATGGATGCCTTTTATAATAATTTTGTCGGCCCCGACAAGCGCTTGGAATCACGTCACTCCGGATTGGTTCTCTCGCCTGAGCCGTGCGAAATTTCGATTGATGAATATGACCGGAACATCGAACAGTTCCTCAACGGCTTCTATTCGAGCCGCCATCGCAGGAGAATCATAAATGGTAAGGCGGTTAATCTATCAATCGCTGAGATGTATGACCAACTTTATCAGAATTTTACTCCAGATTTTTCGATTAATGGAGCAAAGATTCGCTACGCACTTTGTGACGAATATGTTAAGCCGTTTGATTCTAAGATAATTATCAAGGGGCATACCTACATTGAGACAGAGGCGCTTCCAGTTTCATTCAACGGACAAAATTTCAAAGTTTTTTACAACCGGTTTGACCCATCCGAAATTGATATATACGCGCTTGACCTATTGATTGACCGGACAACGGGAGAGGTGTGGAACCGTGGCGACTTTGTTGCCACCCTCAAAAACATTCGGATGGCAGATAATAAATATAAAATTGTTGCTGAAGCACGCAAGCGTGCTCAGAAGGCACACAAGCAGCTTGCCGAGGCTATTGTCGGCGAGCAGGTTGAAATAACCGGCGCCCTCCCGGTTAATGTTGGAGTTGCGGGTGATGTTCACGACCAACGCATTGAATTTGTAAGAGACGTGAAGGCACAACTTGGACACGCCCTTTCACATATATCGATTGAGCCTATAAGCGCTCAGCAAGGCGAAATAGGAACACCGGCTGAAACAGCGACTCCGTTAGTTGACGAGTCCGATGCGGTGAGTTGGACAATAGACGAGGACTAAAATGTATGGACAGAAAAGTTTTTGACACTGGAAGCGAGTGCGAATCCGGGCACGAATTGATACGGTTCAGCGGGCTTAATTGTCCTCTATGCATAGAACGTAAAGCTTGGAACGAAGCCTCTGAAAGTTGGGTCGTTACGCTCGATGGTATGATGCGACTGAATAACGATTATTTGATTTCGGATGCCAGCAAACAGGCTGAAATTGAGAGTATAAAGACGCAATATGCTAACATCCAGAAGCTTATCTCAGACAAATCGATTTTGCAATACAATAGACTTCAAAAAGTCCTGTTCGAGTATCAAAGTTCAATCGCGCTTAAAAACTCACTCATAAGTGAGTTAGATAAAGAAATTATTGAACTAAAAAAAATGGTTATCGGATACAGGACACGTTTACAGATTACTAACTTATAATAAAGGAGCGAAAATGGAAACTTTAGCAATTGGTCAGACTGGACTTATCACGTTAAACGAGGGCATTGAAAAAATGTCCCCAAAAAAACAAAAAGCGGTTATCGTTGATAACTGCAGAGACCTAATTATTCAAGTTACCGAAGCTATGAGCGAAATAAATGCCGCAAGGGCTGAGGAGAAACAATTAACTGAATGGCTCGCCCGGACAAAGGAAGGCAAAAGGCTAAAAGCTTTGAAGTCTATTCAACGTAATCAGAAAAAGGCGTCTGATACTCTTTTGCAGCAATATGCGGGAATGCTAAAGTTAGCTACGGCGCTTGGGTTCAACGTGACGGATGAGCTCAAAAAAATGGAGCGCATCAATGGCTGAGTTCAACCGGAATCGATGCAACGCAATGCTCCACCTACTGAGCCGCAAGATTTGCGGCTCAGATATGGCGCTTCGGTCGATGTTAGAAGCTCAGGGTCATTCATCGACATTAGAGCTAACGGATGCAGAGGCGAAGGAGATGCAGCATCAACTTTCTGATGCTCTTGCGAAGGCAAACGCTTCGCTGAACTCTATTAGCGATTCTGATAATCAAATGACCCTAAGCCAACGCAGTGCCATTATCAGAATTGCCAGGTATGAATTTTACTGGACTCCGCAAGCAACCTTTTCATACATACTTGGAACCTGCCCTCACCTGCGTAGCCAATTGAGCAAACACGAGATAAAAATTTCAAAGCTCGGCGCACTCTATCAAATCATGTCGTTAGAGGATGCCGACAAAGTTATTAAACGTCTTGATAAAATAAAGGATAGGAATGATGAAGCGAATTGAGGAAATGGAGCTGAACCTCAACGATGTGATTGCGGAAGCAAAGGAAATGTTTCCGAACTCTGACACCTGGGCGCAGGACTATCTTGACGAAATGCGCACGAGATGGACAATGCCAAACGGGCAAAAAATGTCCGTCATGTTACGATATAGTTTGATTTCCCTCCTCGCATGTTTTTACAAAAACTAAGGTCAACATGTCAGATGAATTAAAATATAAAATCAACGACCCGGTTATCTATGCCGGAGCAAATTACACCGTGGTTCAATCCGGGCCCCGAAAATTGAAATTGCGGAGCTGCAGAGATGCAAGCCTTATTGTTGGCACTAATCCAGATGACCCGATGCTGACACCGGGGCAGATTATTAATTTAATCGGAAGCGCAAAGAGGGAATCAAATGAAAAAGAGTAACGTGCCTGATGCATTCGGGCCAGTGATTAAGCCTGAGATTAAAGAGACTACCGAGGACTATAGAACTCTTCCGCTGTTTGCCACGATTGATAGATCGAACAGTGATGAGCCTAAAAATTCAGAAGAACATAAAAATGAGGAGCTCGCTGAACAGAGACCGGAGGTAAAGAGATTGGAGCAAGAGAGTGAGAAGCATTAAGGTCGTTTGTAAAAAATGTGAATGGACTGGGCTTCGCAAAGCTGCTTCGGTTCACCGGGTTTGTCCGAAATGTAAATCAGCGGTTATCGTTAAAAATAAAAATAGATTATGAATTTAAGTAACTCGAAAGATTATCAGGTAGTAAGTCTATTTTCAGGCGTATGAATGTTTGACGTGGGCGCAATGTTCGCAGGAATTGATACTCTTTATATAAACACTGAATGTATCTGCGCAATCAATTCCGCGACGGTTAATGGATTAATCACTGTTCGCCTTTCCTCCGGAGAGGTTTTTCATGTAATTGCAAGTTTTGAAGAATTTTTTCAACCAGCATAGATAGAAGTAATTAACAACGATTTTCCAATCAACAAATGGTAGAGGTTAAAAATGGATATAAAATCATTCGACGATTTGGGCTTATCACTGAGCAAACTTGCACAGGTGGAAAGCTCAATTTATAAACTCGAGAACGATATGAATAAACTTATCGATTCTGTCAAAGCAAAATATGCTGAAAAATCAGAACAGTTGCGCACCGAACAAGTTTCTCTTCGCACCGACATTGAGGTTTTTTGCAGGCAGAACAAGGAAGAGTTTGAGAAACAGCGCTCTCGCGAGTTTCCGCACGGGACAGTTGCCTTTCGCAACAATCCTCCAAAAGTCGCACAGTTGAGCAGAAAATTTTCAGTGGCGACGAGCCTTGAGCTTGTAAAAAAAATCATGAAAAAATATATCCGCACGAGAGATGAAATCAATAAGGAAATGATTCTCGCCGATTATGCGGGTAAAATTATTGATGATAAAAAGCTGGCATCTGTAGGCCTCCGAATAGACAGCGAGGAATCTTTTTCAATCGATGTAAAACGTGAAGAGCTTAATTAATTAAATTCCTCCACCGGGGCGGGTAAGCTCCCGCCCATCTTATTAGGAAATATAATGCGAACAAAAAAAGATGATAGCTCAAGGGCTTTTAACGCAGAACAAATTGCATCAATCGCTGGGTCGAGTGTCTCGAATGTTTATAAGGTATCCGCCGGTTTACGCCAATCTGAGAAGATACAGGAGCTTTTGTCCATTACAAGAGCTGATATAGTTGAACTATTTACCGACCCGCGGATGCTCGAAATCTGTAACCTGGCAATTGATCGCCACAAAGACCGTGAAGTAAAAAAATATGCATCATTGGTTTACAATCTTAGCGTTAAGCTCCAGAAGGGCACTGGTACTAAGCACACAATCGAGGACGGCATCTAATGGTTTGCAAGGGCGAAAAATGCGATTGCGAAAAATTTACTGTGATTAAATGTTTCCGAAATAAAAAAAGAGTAAACGGTAAGTGGGTCTTTTCGGACACCGTTGATACTCGGATTATTGCATGCAATGTATGTTCAAGGCAGTATCTGACTGAGTCGGTTATGATTTCGGAATTAGTTCCACACAATTACAAGCGCCACGAACGACCGCTTGATAATAATTCTCAAACACTATATTTATTCGACCTATGAAATTTGATGTTGCAATCAGGCGAATTTTGCGCCGCTATTATGATTCAGGACGTGCGACTGAAATAAAAACTCAGGGCGTTCTTGAAATTAAAAAATATATACTATCTCATGGTGGTTTGTGGGTAGACTATCAATCCAGAATCCAAGATATAAACAAAGCTGTTGTTACTATGATGGCCGATGAATTTGCTAATGCACACAAAATACAGACTTCGTCTGATGAAATTAAAATGCTGAAGAAAATAAATGAAAAATTTGTGAGCAAATTATCAGACCGTCGAGCTGAGGCTATGAGAATCATGGAACACGCAATTATAAAAGCCCATGACTCCGGAGCTGATTGGCAGACTATAGCCAGAAAAGGTCTTATAAAATTAGACCTATCTGAGCATCAAATAGAGACCGAAATCTACACAACATCTGCGGCGATTGATAACGTCGGTCGAATTATTGATTTTCGTTCTGCAGGTATAAAAAATTTAATTTACCAAGGCCCTGAACCGCAAAGACATTTCTGCGTTGAGCATTATAAAAAAGTCTATTCTATTGATGATGTTAATAAGATGGTTAATGATTTTGGAGAACCTGCGGCGGCTTATTGCGGAGGCCCCAACTGTCACCATCGATGGGATGCTTATAACAAATAAAAAAGCCCGGTTGACCGGGCTTTTTTATTATTTATTTCGCATTTCTCGCCGCAACTGGTCTAGATTTTCCCGCATTAAAGTGGCCGCTTCTTTTGGTGAATTTTTAGGCTGCATAAAAAAATATAAATCAAGCGCTTCTAATATCGCCCACAGATGTTTAAGAGATAGGAAAAAAGACCCTGATTCCGCTCTCTTAATAGTCGCCAAACTAACGCCTGAGCGTTCAGCTAAATCCTCTTGGCGCATTCCAAGGGCTTTACGTCGTTCTCTAATAAAATTACCGGTTATTATCCTGGCCGCTACCAGACTTTCATGACTTACCATGTTTATCCTTAATTGAATTAATTTTGGAATTAATCGCGTCGATAATTTCAGAAGCTGAACTATCACCGGTAAAATACATCTCGTTCGGCATGTTTTGGTCGGGGTTATAGAATCTCTGGCGAGTTTGATCGTTATCGGAGATTACAACTGAAACATGGTATTCATATAAGTCGTCCATATTTCGGGCGTTGCCAGAGTGGTCTGCTATGCGCAGCTCTATGCAAGGGCTATCATCTTCATCTTCATCAAATGGAATTATGTTATATTTTCCCCCGAAATAATTCTGTACGTCCCAAAGCAAATGCAGTGTTTGCTTCTCGCGAGCCTCTGCAGCTTCACGTTCAGCCATTTCTTCGAGTTCTTCGGGGGTATATTCGATTTCGTCTGAAAGGTTATTTAAGTGTTCCATTGTTATTTACGCCGCATTTGTATTCCGGTTGCCGCCCGGATTTAAATTAATGTTTAAGTAAATATAGCTCAAATATGACACTTTGTCAAGTTATTTTTTTTAAAATTTCAATTCCGAATTTATACATCACCTGTCACATGTCACTAATTTTCTATTTTTGGTGTCATTTAGTCGTTTTATGGGGGATTTATTGTTTGATTTTGGCGAAAAAATTAGAATTAATAATTTGATTAAAGGTCTTTTCCCATTTTTTCTCAAACATTATGCTTTTACAAAGTTTGAAAATTGGAGATATTTAAGATATTTCGATTTCCAGATTCTCATTTATCGTGCTTTCGTGCAATAATAACCTTGCCGCC